CCATGAGGTCCGTTCTCCGGAACTTTCGATGGGTTGGGTGCTAAATCCAACTTCCATCACCGGAGTCACTTCGACAACTTCGTCGACAACTTCCTTGGTCAACAGCCAATGGGTTATCCCAAATTCTTCTGGGAACCCAACCTTGCGAGTCTTCGGTATGATCCGATGACGTGGACTATGTCCGGTAACAAGGGCTGTTGGATCGTCCGCGTGTATTCCGCCATAAAGGCGGCGCGGTACGAACTTGGACCACCTCAAGTGGAAAGCCATAAGTTCTGGGGTAATAAAGAATCCCCAGTTCCGGCCATCCCACTCTAAGACCCGATTTAAGATATTAATCAGGTCATTGAGGGTGGAAATTTCCCTTCTGATGTAGAAAGGAGTGACGTCAGAGGAACCGTAGTAATGTTTCCCGCAACTTTCGCGGAAAAGACCAGTCGCGTGCGTCTTCTTGGGATTCATGGTGAACCCGCAATAATGAAGCACACGTGCCAGCCGTGGGACAACATCGCATGGTGCGATGATGTCGTCACCGTACACGGAGATGGCCCCTTTCACCCTAGAATTCCTGCATACTACGCGTGTTATTGCATAGAACAGCAGGCTTTCTAATTCAAAGGTGAAGCCATTACCCATCGATGAAAACATTTCGAGGGTATGGGCGTCAGACCGACCAGGAATTGAGGTCGATTTGACACGGAGGTCATCCAGTAGTGAGTACCATTCAAAAGGCAGCGAGTTGAACACAAGCTGCCTCGAGATGGTGTCACTAGCCATGCTGAGATCAATCGTAGCTAGGCCGCGCTTTACTGCGACCGAAGCTAAATGTTGGTTCTTGGACTGATCATTCAGATCGATCCCATACCGCCTTAAGCAACGGCGGATATGTAACCCAACAGATCTCTGCAATAGCCCATTGACTTCAGGCTCTTTACAAGCCACTCGGTCAATGTCTGTCTTCTTGGGAACGGTAAAGAGCTTACTCTGCTCTACGAACTCAAGTCCCTGGTCAATCATCCGCGTAGAGGATGCGAAAGTTAACCAGTAGCTCAAGGCCGAAGGCGTTATATGCCCTTCGCCAACGAGTTTGATTACAGCACTATTCGGATAGCGCTGAATCCTTGTACTAGCTCCATTGGTATGAGGAAGATGCGTTAACACCTGCTCAGGGACCATCGGTCCTAGTATACGAGAGATTAAGCGGCGGACCTCGAGGAAGAACTCCTCACTAGTCGCCCACCCAAAATTGGCGTCGTTTAAGTAAAGACGCATATTGGTTCTCTCGTTTCTCGCTTCTGCACCGAGCCATTTTTCGATGGCTGCAGATTTCCTTTGGTGTGCCGGGGTGGTCTTCGGATCACAGTACTTCGAGAGGATCTCCTCTCTTAGGTACGATGTCTTAAAACCGTCATCGTTCGGGAGGCTTCGAAGAAGCTCCTTTACAAATTTCCCCGACACTTCCTTAGGAAGGCGGACCTTAAGATCGGCCGGCTTCTTACGCCTTGCCACCTTACGTTTGGTCATATTTAACCACCTTTATGGTTGAGTTAAAGAGCCAGCACCATTGCTGACTCTAATGTCTTATCGTCGCTCAGAATGTCTCCCAAATCAGGAATATATCCTTCAGAGGGAGGGAGTCTTCTGTAAACGGCACTTGCCCAAGAAAATGAATGGTCAAGGTACCGAAAACGACGACAAACGTGATCATCACGAGACCGACGAATCCACCAGCTCCTGAGTGCACTCTACGAATCAACGAGAGTGCGAGGAGCAGTACTTTGGGCGATGTTAATCGCTTGAGGTACTGTAGCATAAAGCTACCAGACAGATTCAAGGTCGACGTTGACAGAGGTCGCATCCGTTTGAGAAGCTAGCAACAGGTTGGCAAGTTTACCAACCAAATTTGCTCGCTCCTGTGTGGTCGACGTTTCATGGAATGTGAATTCCAGATTCGCAAACCCGGTGCGTTCTACAACGCTTCGGTCGACACCATTGATGGTTTCAGTAACCAAAACTGGATCCGTCATCAGCCACCGAACCTTTCGGTTCGAGCCGCTTATGCGAGTAGATACGCGAAGTTTTTCTTCGCCGATCTTTACGCTAGCTGGGACAGCTAAGCTGACAACCCCGTTAGCGTCTTTGCCTTGAGACTCATATACATGAGCAACAGGTGTGGACTCTCGGTCGTTTACCGAGATGGTAGTAAGTGACGGCATGTTGGCCATCCTTTAGGTTGCGCATCGATTCCTATTTCAATGCTATGAAAAGAGCCACCAAAGAGGTGACTTTGCTCAGGTTGAGCTGCGGGTCCCACGTAGGGACTGGCATAGGAAAAGACAAAAGACGAACTCGCTTCATGCAAGTGATGTCTCTTGTCGCCGTTGGCAACAACGAACCTCCGGTTTGTGTAATCCCCTTGGGGATCCACTCTGCCTTCGCCGAAACTTTGGTGAAGGTAGTCCGGTATCCGTGAACGAACTCAAGCCCTTTCGGGCCCACGATCGATTCAAGGAAGGTTCCGATTGGTATGAACCAATCGACCACAAAGCTTAGTGGGTATAGCTCCCACGCGAGCGCCACTGGGTCTAGGACCCCGAGGCGATCAAGAGCATAAGCTGTTCCGTTGGACACCCGAAAGGTGTATCCTACTTCGCAGCCATGCTCAAAGCTTCCTTCGACACTACCCGATAGATTGGAGTAGAGAGTCGGAGGGGAGATATCGCGTTTTGCTGAAGACGAGACATGGAAGCCCTCTGGTCCGGTTAACCCGGATTCGATGAGCTGACATGCCGCGTAAATCTCTTGCATCAAAGGCATCCAACCATATTGGTATTGGAGCCAAAGTGCAGAGGCGGTCTTGGCAGGTTGCTTTATGACCTGCACCTTCAAGACCTCAGCCAACTTCTTCCACTGGCCCTTCCGTGCTGCGTTTAAAGCAGCAAAGAGGGTATGGGCAGTATTGATGATAAGCCCGTAGGTTTCGGGTAGCTCACCAAGTGTCTGTCCAATGTTCCAGTTGTTCCCTGCAATGTGTCCTAATGCCTTCCTCTCCGCTTCGGAGATTACGGCTAAAGGTACATTGGGCGAAAAGGTATTCGGATTGCATCCGAAAAATCGCCAATCAGGAAACGGGTCGTAAGTTGAAGCGTATCCATGTGCACGATATTCTGTGCCTACGCCGCCAAATTTAAAGCGGTAGTTGTAGAATGGATGATCTCCATAGGAGAAGAATGCCCAATAGTCTGTGGGCACGGTAAAGACACCGTCCCCGACCGGAGTGGTCGAGGTAGCATCATCCCGCTTTGTTCTAGTCGTGTTAGACCATTTCTCCACGTAAGACCAAACCGAATTGTCCGAAACTTTCCGGACAGTCTGGCCACGTTTTATGTTGAAGTCATGATCATCGCGCGACATAGCGGGTTACTCCTATTGTGTGGCAG